CTCCTCCTGCTGATATGAATGCTGCGGAAAAAGAGGCGTTTCTGAATCCAACTGCGGCTAATGCTCATATCTTGCAATCCTATCTAAACCGTAGAGCTTATGAAACACGGTCTGATTATAGTCGCAAAATGCAAGAGGTTGAGCAACTAAAAAAGCATACCGCTGGTTTATACGAAACTATCAAGCAGTACGAGGATGAATATGCTAAAGATGGCATATCCATAACTGATGTCACTAAGCGGGCTATCGCCTGGGATAAGGCGATGCAGCAGGACCCAATAGCTACAGCCCTAGACTGGCTAGACTCCTATGGGGTGCGTCTTGAAGATTTACAAGGCTATCAACCACAAGAGCAACAGGCGCCACAGTACCTAACCAGGGAAGAGGCTGAACGTATCGCAGAGGAGCGCTATCAGAAAATACAATCGGAACAACAAAAAAAGGCTGTTGATTATTACAACCAACAAGTTGTAACATCATTTATGAATAGCAAGCCGTTATTCAGGGACCCAGAAACAGCGTCTCAATTAGAGGCTGAGATGGCTCCAGTAGTTCAGGCTTTAAATGCTACAGGGCGGTATTCCTCCCCTGAGCAAGTACTAGAGACTGCATATAACTACGTTGTTAACGGCAATCCGACTTTCTCCGGTCTTGTTCAAAAAATGACCGCAAAGCCGGTAATCGAACAGCAGCAGGCCGTGGTTCAAAAGGCTAAACAAGCTGCCAAATCAATATCTGGCTCCGCCGGTAGCGGGACTCCCAGGCTAAACTCCAAATCATTAGGGGATAACCTGCGGCGTCGTTTTCACGGCGAATAATGCCAACGGGTTATCCTAATTTATAAAGGGTAACACAATGGCAAATTTAGAAGAGTCAATCGTTGCAACCCTTTGGGATCAGTCGGATGAGATTGCTGATGTTGTGCTTCATCACAACCCAGTAACTTCTACTCTTGAGTCCAAGGGTCGTATTAAAAAAATCGGTGGTGGGGATGAGCTGCGTAAGCCTGTTATGTACAATGACGTGGCAGTAGGCGGTTTCTATCAGGGCTACCAGTCACTAGACCTAGCATCCATAGATGACCTAACTGCGTTCCGCTTCAAGATTAAGCAGGCTTACGAGCCAGTAGCTATGAGCGGACGCGAAAAGCGCGCCAACAGAGACGAGCAAGCTCTTCTCGACTTGGCAGAGGCTAAGATGGAAGCTGCAATCGAGCGCCTAAAGAACACAGTATCAACCTCCCTTCGTGGTGATGGTACTGGTTTCGGTGGAATGGAGTTTGACGGTATTAAAAAGGCTGTATCGACCTCCCCTTCTTCCGGCACTTATGGTGGAATTGATAGGGCTAGTAACAGTTTCGCTAGAAACTACGCACTAAACCTAACTCTCACAGCAGCAAATGTTCAGGAGACCATAACTGATGTCATCAGCCGCCTAACTCGTGGTTCTGAGATGCCAGACCTTGGCCTTATGGACCGCACTGCATGGAAGCTCCTCCATAGCTCAATGACTGCAATTCAGCGTATTCAGCTTCCTACTAAGAAGGCTGAGGCTGGATTCCGTGTTCTTAGCTATGACGGGTGCGACTTTGTGTTTGACGGAGGGTTTAACTCTTCAGTTCTAGAAACTAACTCATGCCGATTGCTCAATACTAAGTATTGGACCTTTGACATGGTTCGTGGAGCTGATTTCAAACCATTAGCACCAACTATGGATCGTCCAGTAGATCAGGATGCTTTCTTCACCATAATCTTGGTTGAAGGAAACCTATGCTGCTCTGCTCCGGCTCTCCAGGGTGTAATTTACGCTTAATAGGAGGATTGGAATATGTCACAGGTAGGATCATTTGGTGTTAATTACAAGAAAATCTTCACAGGGGTAGATGTTTCTCTTCCAACTCCGGTTGGGACTGTAGGCTCTCTCCCAGAGGGTGACTTTGTATTTGTTCAGGCTGATGGAGCTATTGACCAGTACGCTTTCGTTAAAATCGAAGCTGATGGTCAGGCTGCTATGCTAACAACTACAAACGCTGGCTCTCAGGGGCTTCTTGTTGGCGTAGCTCAGGTAGCTGCCGCTGATAACGAGTACCTTTGGGTATGGGTTGGTGGACTTCATGGAGGTGGAGCTGGTAAGGGAATTAAGGGTAAGGTAGCCGCAAGCTACGTTGCTAAGAATAACCTTAACACCACTGCAACTGCTGGAGTAGCTGACGATGCTTCAACAACTAAGATTGCTTATGTTGTTGGCGTAGAGGCTACAACTGGCGCAGCGGCTATAGAGCTCTTTTCTGTAGGTCACTTAAAGGTGAACTAATTAACTGGAGGGGGTAGCAATACCCCCTCCTAATTTTGTGAGGGTTTATGCCAACAGTTACTAACCTTATTGGACTTGGTATGCCACCTGAGCATGCAGTGCAGATATGCGACGGGGTACAACCTGCCGTAGTAGATGCTACAACTGCTGGTGTTCGTACCAAGATGGCCATAAATAACGTAAACGACACTACCCCAACCGCAGCAGAGCTAACCACCTCTTTTGGTGCGCCAGCTACTGTAGGCACTGGGTTTGTAGGTATAGTTAAGGATGCTGATGCTGATACTAACTGCTTTGTAGTAGTATCAAACGGGACCTCTTACTTTTACCTAAAGTTTACTAAGGCTACCTAGTCTTTTGAAAGGGGGGAGCAATCCCCCCTATTTTTATAGGTGATCTATGCCTGTTCTTGCTGGAAATACTACAACCGCTACTCCTACAATCGCTACTGCTACTAGCACTACTATCCTTGCAGCTAATAGGGAGCGCAAGTTTTTACTGGTTCAAAACAACTCTGCTGCTGATGTAGCTATAGGACTGGAAGGACAAACCTTAACTGGAATAGCCCCAACTTCTACCAATAAATGCTTTGTACTTAAAAGCACAGCAGGGCTAAACATAATTCGTTTTGAGGCTGGATTTGTTCCTGCCGGAGCTATTACAGCCTACCAAACCTCTGGCTCGCCGATAAATACAGTGGTCGTCGTTGAAGGCTAGTGCTATAACTTAAGTAGGCAATAAAGCCTATTTACGGAGACAAGTTATGCCACAAGTAGATTGGAGCGAAATAATGGCAAGGGGCCAGCAGAAGAAGAGATACGCTGGCTTAAATGTGCAATTTTTTAATGCTTACAACGAAAATGAAGAGAAATCGCTAAAAGAGGGTCGTCCAATATTTGACGAGATACCTTCAATAAGCATCCAGATACCAGGCGGCGACACTACGGTTAGACGTATAGAGCCGCAGGATATTCAGGATTATCCAGAAAAGTATGCAGCTTTCAAGGCAGGTTCAGAGCCTGTAACTGACGGCACACCTCTTTCAGAATGGCCTATGATGCCTGGCTCCGCTATGCGTGAGTTTCAGTACCTTGGTTTTAAGACCGTAGAGCAGGTAGCTAACGCTTCAGATGAAGCTCGCAGAAAGCTAGGCACTTTAAGCAAATTTATCAAAATGGCTAAGGAGTATTTAGACGCTGCTAATTCAGACCAGAATAGTGTAGCTAAACTCCGTGTTCAGTTAGATAATTACAAAGAAAGATACGCTAAGCTTGAGGAAAGAGTAGAGCTTTTGATGCAGCGTATTGAAGCCAATGAAGGCACCGATCTTCGTTCAGAACGGAAGTCAACCGCTATTGATGAAGAGGAGGTGATCCAAGACGATCTAGACGAGGATGAGGTGGTAGCACGTCCTAGACTAAGGGGGAGGGCTAAAAGGATATGACAATAGCCTCGATAATACGCAACGTAGCTAATGAAGCTGGTTATACGGTAGAGTCAAACATACTTACTTCTACAGAAACTACTACAAAGCAGCTACTAGCTATTGCACAGCGTATCAATCGAGACATCTTTGAAGCCTACCCCTGGCCTAAATGTTTTGCTGCGGGGTCGATTACGCTGGTAGCGGGTCAGGCAACTTATCCGCTGCCAGCTGCTTTTTCTCAATATCAGTACGACACTTTTTGGAATCAAAGCACCAGATGGCGAGTCCTTGGACCAATGTCAGAGCAGGACTTTGCAGAGATTAGAGGCTACGGCGTACTACCTAGAGTATATCAGCGGTTTCAAATAAGGGGATTAACCAACCAGGAATTGTTTATAAGCCCTACCCCTGATGCTGGGACCAATGGGCAAATAATTATCTTTGAGTATATTGCAGACCGTTCAGTAGTCCCTAAAACATGGACTACAAGCACACTGTTTGCAGCCAATACCTACTGCTTTTACAACGGCAATTATTACCGCACTACAGCAGGTGGCACTACAGGCGCTACTCCTCCTACGCATACTACGGGGAGCGTATCTGATGGCGGTGTAACTTGGACCTATTATGATGGGGCTTACAGCGAGTTTCTTGCTGATACTGATACAAGCATATTCCAAGAGAAACTAGTAGAGCAGGGAATATTAGAGCGATTCGCTCAAATACACGGCCTAGAAGGGGTAAGGCCACAGTTTGATACGCAACTACACGAAGAGTTTGGGCGCACCAAGGGCGGCAAAGTATTGTTTGCTGGAGGTATTACACGGCCTACTCAGTTTGGGCGTAACGGTACAGTTACTTTTGGAGGATGGATTTAATGCAACCTAACGCACAAAACTTTCACCCTGAAGCGCCAGAGTTTGCAAGAAGCAGGCCAGATGCTTATTACGCTTGGCTGACAAGTAATGGATTTCCTCCGCAGGTAGCATACGACCAAACTACTGCTATCTTTGGAAAGCCTAAATCACCAGAAGAGCAGCAAGCAGACGCAGCCGCAGCGAAACAGAAAGCCGGATTAGCACAAGCGGTGGGATCTATAGGCGGTACGCTTGCTACTCAATACGCAATAAGTAAACTAGCTGGCGGTGGAGCCGCTGCTGCAACTGGAGCTGGAGCCGCTGGAGCTGGAGCGGCTGGAGCTGGAGCGGCTGGAGCTGGAGCGGCTGGGGGAGCTGCGGTTGGTGGTACGGCAGCTGGCGCAGGCGCAACAGGGGCAGCGACTACAGGGGGCACGTTAGCTGGATTTGGTTCTGTAGCTTTGCCCGTAGCATTGGCAGCAGCAGCAGCTAGTAATATGTGGGAAACTGGCATGAAAGATATTGTTCGTGGCCGTGGTGATAGGGCCGATTGGGCAAACCAAGCAGTAAACGTGCTTGGAGGAGGATTGCCAAATATGGCTTTGCGATTAGCTGGTAAACGCTCTATCGGCGCTATGATGAAATCTGGCAAGTCTAATGCTCAAGCTTTGCGAGATGATTTTAGGGGCGACCTCAAGGAAACAGGCGTAGCAGATAAAGACTATATGGTTACTCTTGCTGACGGGTCCAAGTTTAATATAGGGCTAGACGGCAAAACTAAATATAAAAACACAGATGAAAAGACTACTAGAAACGCTTGGGATGTAGACTTTTCAAACCCTTTAGCTAAGTTTGCTACTGATAAAATTGACCCAATGATAAGGGGAATCTACGGCGCAGACGACCCAAAAAAGAAATTCTTTCCTGGTCAATACACTGGAATGTTAGTTAACGCAGCTACTAGTAATGCTAAAAGCGAAGCTGACGTATTAGCTAATATAGAAACTATGCTAGGCAAATCAAAGTTTGCACAGCAAGCAGGAGTAGGCGTAACTCCTCCTAAGCCACCTAAGCCACCTAAAGGGGAAGTGGTTCGTGTTTCTCCTGGTATGTATATGAACGACAAGGGAGAGGTTGGGCCAGCTAAAACAGTTGGAGAAGCTTTACGAATAAATTACGATAAAAAAAGAAAGTAATTATGGCAAGAAAAACAGCATTAAACAAAAACCCACGAGTTAGGACTCAGCCAGTTACTACAGGCAGCGAACAAGCTAGGGGCAAAGTAAATCCTGCTAAAGTAGCCATGGAAAGGCTATCCCCTGGCGTATATCGCAGCGCTAGTGGTGGACTTGTTTCTGGGCAGGGCAGGCCAATAGAACGGCAACCGCAAGCGCCTATGCAGCAACCACAGGCACCTATGCCTAATATGCAAAATCCTTGGCGCAGTCCTGTTGATGATATGGTGGGAAGGTATTCCCCTGGGGCAATACAATCACCAATAGGTTTTGTCCCTGGCTTTGGCCCTGGGCAACCAAATATGCCAATGGATAAGATGTATCGTGAACTTCCAATGTATCAGTGGAATGGCATGCCTCAGATGCCACAGCCATCAGCTAACATGGGAGGTCAGTATCGTTTGAGTCCTGGGATGTACGGCAGCAGAGAACAGGCCATGCAGCAATACAACGATCAGTTGCGGCAAATGGAGTTAACCGCCATGCCACAATACAACAAAAGGTAATTAATGGCGTTCCAAGGTTTTACAATGCCACCCCCTTATGCGGGGTTGGACTTGGTGAGCCCCATTGATAACATGGAGCCGCAGTACGCCTTGGAGCTTACAAACGTATTCCCAGGGGCGGGCGCTCCTACAATTAGAAATGGCTATACCAGGTTTGCAACGATAGGCACTACTAATGCCATTAAGTTAATTACGACACTGCACCTAGCTAATGGGACTAGTCAGCTGGTAGCCTGCACAAATAACAAAATTTATTCCGTATCCGAATCAGGTACGGTAACAGATGTTACTGGAACTACCCTACCAACAAGCGGGGATTGGCAGACTGTAACCTACGCTAATAGGTTATACCTATGTAACGGGGTAAATAATGCGCAGGTGTTCAACGGAACTACCTGCTCTGATGTTACCTTTACTGGCGTAGCTAAATCATCGCTAATTAACGTAACTGCACACAAAGAGCGGTTATACTTCATAGAGGCTAATACCCTAAAGGTTTGGTATGGTGGATTACAAGTTACTGGCACAGGTGGCACTCCTGCTCTTACTTCTTTCGATTTGCAATATGTTTGCACTAGAGGCGGTTATTTGGTTGGTATCGGCAGCTTTACGAATAGCGCCAATCTAGCTACCCAAGAATACTTTTGGGCCTGCACCTCTGAAGGAGAGATAGTCTTTTACACAGGAACTTATGCCGGAGACCCTGGGACTTGGGGAATAGTCGCAAGATACTATATCGGCAGACCGCTAGGTTATAGGGCTTTTGTCAGGGTTAACAATGATATATGGGTAATTACAGAGCAGGGCATAGTACCTTTATCTGGGCTTTTTCAATCTGACCCTGAAGCCGCACTAAACATTGTTAGCCAGCGAGTTAATCCGCTAATCAGCCAGTACGCTCTATCTACTCCATTTGACCATCAATGGACGGGTTTCTTTTGGCCACAAGGACGCAGAGTTTACTTAAGTATTCCTACTACAGGTAGCGGCTGCAAGTTTCTTGTTTACAGCATCGACACTAAAGGTTGGACCGTGTTTGAGCTTTACAGTGATACTCATGCACTAGCTGCAACAGCGTTTAAGAATTTACCTTTTTACGCTTCTTCTATTGGGGAGATTTGGCAGGGCGAGACTGGTCAAGCAGATGCGGTAATCGCTTCAGCAGGGCAATCAATCTTGTTTAACGGTCGCACTGCATTTAGCTTCTACGGCTCTCGTAGCAACTACAAAGCATTCAAGGATATTAGACCTATCATGCGAGTAAGAAGAGGGGTTACTCTTAACTTAGGGTTAGATACTGATTTTAGAAGACAGCCGACAGTGTCTTCCGTAACTACGCTTCCAGGAAACTTCACTCCTTGGGGCAGTCCTTGGGGCAGTCCGTGGTCGTCAGATATAGAATATGTTTTTGACAGGTTTGCGGTTAAAGGCCAAGGGCATTGTGCTGCTGTAAGATTTGGTGGTTCGATTAAGAATACAAGTATGCAAATTCTTGGGTTTGAGATACGTTATGATATAGGGGGACAGGTATAAGTATGGCTAGAAAAGGTGCAACCACAAGAGATCCAAAAAAGACTACAACTCCAACAAAGGGAGCGAAACCAGGCACTTCTACGCCGACTGACACTAAATTCAAGTACGAGGAAAACAGGGCAGCTTTCGAGGGGCTAAACGCTCAGCAAAAAGAGCGCTATCAACGGGTACTGCAAAACAAAGGGAGAAAAGCTGCTAATGAGTACTTAGCTAAAACATCTGGTGGACAGGTTAGAATGCCTGGACAAAAAGGGCCAGCAGCTCCGGCAGCACCTACTCCTGAATCGGTTACTGAAGAGGGTTTTCTTGGAGCTGGGGCGGTTTATCAAGATATGCTTAAACGGTTTCAAGGAGAGCAGTATCAGCCTAACTTTGAGCCGGAGATGGAGCGAGCTAGACAGAACGTAATGCAACAGTTTGAGCGTCGTAACGCTGAAGAATTTGGCCGCCAGCAGGTAGACGTACAGCGACAGATTGCAGAGCGTGGCCTAGACCCTAACTCAGAAGCAGCGCAAGGGCTATACAAGCAGTTAAATCAGCGTCAGGACCTAGCTAGGCAAGAGGCTATGAGCGCAGCAGAGCAGGCAGCTTATGGCGTACGGCAACAGCAATTTACCGAAGCTAATACCTTAGCTATGCGACCTTACGAGCAGTTTGGAGCATTGTTACCGCCATATATGGCAGGTGTAGGGGCTCAGTATCAAAATCAACAACTACAACAGCAGCAGGGTTGGGAAGCTAAACAAGCCGAGCTTGAAAGACAAAATAGGTTGCAGATAGCAAGAATGTCTCAAGGTGGGGAGGAGCGGCAGGGCCAACTCCATACGATAGAATGTTGGCAGGTGAAATTGCAGGAGGGTACAATCAGCAGCCACAACCAAATCCTTGGGCAGCTGGGATAGCAAGTTTTATAGGCGCCGCAGGTAACGCTTGGGGCCGCAGCATGGGTAGCTAATATGGCAACACTAGAAGAGGCATTGCAAGGTTTAAACTACACTGGTGCTGATACTGGGTACGGTATTGCTGCACAAACATTAGGCCAGGTAGCTCCTACCCTAATTAACCCTTACGGCTCAACAGGGCAGGCCATTGGTATAGGTTTAGGTTCAATATTGCTTCAATCGTTGTTAGGCTATCAAGCTAGGCAGGAAGCCGCTAGAAGTACGCTAGAGCTTAATACGCTGGCTAATACAATGCAGGGGCTTTCCACACCACAAGCTCGCACTGATTTTATTGGCGGCGTATCTGACCCAATGTATCAGTCTAGGCTTTCTACGTTAGCTACTGCATTAACTCAGCAGGAGCAGGCCAGAAAGGCAGACTTGCTTACAAAGCGTGGACTAGCAGAGCTCGATGTTGATTTGGCTCGTGCAAAGGATATGGGAGTTCCTTTGTCACAATTAAGCGAGCTTGATAAGCAAAGAGAAGCTAGAAGGGCAGCTTTGTTTGGAGGAGCTCCAAGTGTAGCGGGAGAAATGTTTACGAGTCCTGAACTAGCGTCACAAAGAGACCCAGCTAGCATACTTGCTCGGCCTGAAGCACAAGAAGTTTTAACAAAGCCAGAAAGAGATGCTTTAACAGCACAAGCTAAACTTACAGCCGATCGTCGTGGCGAAGCGGACGCTTTACGCAAAGAGTTTAATACTTTGCCAGAAGTAAAAAACTTTAGCCTAATTGATACCGCAGCTAAGGTAGTTATTAAAGCCGTTCAAGACCCTAGCGCCGTAGCTACTCAGGAATTAGTGCGCCGTGCTGTTCAGTTAATAGAGCCAGGCATGGCAGTTAGGGAAGGTGAACAAGCTGCAATTATGGCAAGTCAAAGCATTCCAGATCGCTTTAAGGGTGAACTTGCTACTGCACTATCTGGCCAAGGAGGATTGCAAGAAGAGACTCGTCAAGGAATTATGCGAATTGCTCAACGTGCTTATGAAGCTCAAGCCGAACGCTATAAAACTACCAAAGATTTTTATGAGGGCATAGCAACGGATCGCGGTATTCCTAAAAAAGCTATTTCGTATATTGGAGAGCCCGAGCCTTGGGCAAAGGTTGCTGGCGAACAGAAGCAATCAGAAAATAAACAAAGTCAATTAGCTAGCATTTTACAACAGTTAAAAAGCACAACTGACCCAGCTAAAATTAACCAACTAAAGCAAGAAGCAGCAAATATTTACGGCGCAAAATAAATGGCAACAGCAGAAGAGTTATTTGCACAAATACAAAGTTACGAGCCTCCAGCTATTCCAGCAGACAAAGCTGCTGAATTTGCAGCTGCTCGGCAGGCTGTGCAAGAAGCTCAAAGCAATGTTGATTTATATGGCAGATTAGGGACCGCTCTTTCATTTGGTGCGCAAGGTTTAAGCCTCGGGTTGTCAGATGAGGCATTGGCAGGGTTAGGGGCACTTACTGGCGGCCCTTCTTATTCAGAGCGACTTGCTGCACAACAAGCAGAGCGAGAAGCCATGCGAACTGCTTATCCTGGGACTGCATTAGGAGCGGAAATTGTTGGGGGGATAGCTGGAACTATTCCAGCAGCTACAATGGCAGCGCCTGGTCTTGCGTCTAGATTGTTATTAGGAGCAACAGGCAAGGCAGCCCCCACGGTTGGGCAACTTGCAGCAATAGGAGCTACGCAAGGTGGCATATACGGCGCAGCTTCAGCAGAGCCAGGACAGCGATTGGCTGGGGGGTTAATGGGTGGCGGGACCGGTGCTATTGCTGGCCCTGTGATTGGTAAGGCTGCTCAATATGCTACCGAAACACTTGGAGGAGCGCTGGCAAAAGCTGGAACTACATTAGGTAGCGAGCGTGGAGCGATTACTTTAGGCGGGGCAAGGTACACGCCAGAAGAGATTCAGCTTGCTAAGGTATTATCGCAAGCCGCACCAGAGACAGTACCGACAGCAGAGCAAGCATTACGAAGGGCGGGAGAGCTTGGGAAGCCAGTGTTTATTCCTGAAGCTGTAGGCTCTCCATCGTTATATCAACAAGCTAAATTAGTAGCTAATTATCCAGCTTCTATTGAAGTGGCAAAAACAGCTATTGAAGAGCGTGCGGCTAATGCGGTTAATCGCATTACTGAAACCCTAGACAAGGTAGCTCCAGTCCGCAACGTAAACGCTGGAGCTAATAGACTTGTAGAAGGCGCAAAGTCTTTACTTGAGGATTTGGGCGTAGCTCGCAAAGAAGCTACTAAAGGATTATACGAGGCCGCTTTTGAGCGGACTCCACAGCTAATTGCAGACAATGCAGTAGAGCTGGTACAAAGCAATCCAAGAATACAGCAAGCCATTAAAGCCGTTAGGAAAGAGCTTCCCGAGTTTGCAGATAAGCCTGATACTAGCTTGGAAGTATTGCATCAAGCGCAACAATACTTAAGCGGCAAAGCTAGATCGCTAAAAAATAAATTTACTGCTGGTAAAGTTACCGATGCTCGTAATGCTTTAATGAAAGCAATTAAAGACGAGTCCCCTGATTATGCACAAGCTACTAATACCTTTGCACAAATGTCTAAGGGGCTGACGGCTAAAGAGCAAAGCAAAATAGGATTTCTAGCTAATGTTAGCCCTGATAAGCCAGAAACTATCGGGAGAGTATTTGTCCTCGACCCTGATGTTATTTCTAGCTTACGCGATGATTTTGTCGCCGCTGGTCGTCTTGATGAATGGGAATCTGGTGTTCGTGCCTACCTACAAAGATCGGTAGAAAAAGCACAGGACGAGCGAAACCCAATTAACAAGATTATTGGGTCACCTGCTTTACGGGATAAATTGCGTGCTGCTCTTGGTGATAAGTATGATGCTATTATTGAGCCGCTAACTATAGAGCAAAAGATTCTTAAAGGGCAAAGGGAATATTTTGCGGGCAGTCCTACAACTCCGCTTAGACAAGCAGAGGAGGCTCTTGGGGAAAGTGTTGGCGCAATTAGAAGCGCAATTCAAGCTGGCAAAGACCCAGTTAATGCTGCTGGTAAATTGTTGTCTAAAATGCTTGGCGGTCGTCAAGATGATGAGTTTTATAAGAATTATGCCAAGTTATTATTCAGAGAGCCAGAACAGGGCTTAGAAACTCTTGGACGCATTAGCCAACTAACTTCTGCTTTGCGTGGCGCTAGACAAGCTGGAGAGGCGGTCGGTGGCGTTGCTGGGACAGCAGCAGGGCGAGAAACTGCGGCGGGGTTAGATATTATTCAGGAGCAAACAAAAGCTAGGAGAGGAGAGGTGCTTGGCGCTGGAGCTATTGCAACTACAGCAATCAGTCCAGAAATGGACGATCTGTTTCGTCAAATTCAAGAGTTTGAGCCAAATACGACGTCTGTACCAGCCCAAGAATCAGTTAAAGTAGGCAAGCAAAACATTAGCATCCCTACAGGGGAAGAGTATGCGCCACCTGCGCTAGTTAAAGCTGTTATGCAGGTAGAGTCAGCTGGCAAGACTAACGCTGTTAGCGGGAAAGGAGCTACAGGCTTAATGCAGCTTATGCCTGCTACAGCTAAAGAGTTAGGCGTAAACCCTAAAAACCCTGAACAGAATGTAGAAGGTGGTAGCAGATATTTGCAGCGAATGTTAAATAAGTATGATAGCCAAGAGATTGCATTAGCTGCATATAACTGGGGGCCAGGTAATATTGATAAGGCTATTAGAAAGGTTAGAGCTGCTGGCAAGAGGGTAACTTGGCCTAATATTCTTAATGAAGTAAGGGTGCCTAAAGAAACTAGGCAATATGTATCAAAGGTAACTAATTTAATTGGATAGGAGTCATTATGTGCGCTTGGGCTGGAGGGCAATTCACAAGAGCGAATGGAGCTACAGAATGGCAGGATGATGCTAATTTAGGTATAGGCATAGAACCTGGCCTACACGATGCTCAGGACAATGATTTAGCCACTGGCATCAATCAGTGCATCAACAAGGATGGCTCTAATGCTTTTACTGGGAATGCTAACCTTGGTGGGTTTAAGGTAACCAACATGGCTGCGGGCACTGCTGCCGCTCCTGCTCTTTGCGTTGGTGGTGACATCAATACTGGTGTATTTGGTCCTGCGGCTGATACTTGGGCTGTTTCTACTAATGGTACTGAAAGGGTACGAATATCTGACAATGGCAACATAGAAATACCAGGCGCAGGTAACAGTGTAGGAAGACTTAAAGGATTTTACAATGCATCTGCGCCAAACCA